CGACACCAATGCCATGATGGGGCGTAAACGCGGCGTGTTCGCGTCTCTGCTCAACTCGTTCTCATCGGGTTCGGTCATTCTGTCGATGGCCGATGCGGCCAATTCCATCGTGCATAATGACGGCGTCGCCGTGGCCGTACCAATCGTCGTATCCCTGGCCGTTTACCTTTTCGTATGGCTGTTCGTCCAGCAGAAATATCGCTGATTCTCTGAAAACCGTTCTGTTTATTGGCTTTTTATATGCCTGCGTGATGATTTACCACTCAGGCTACCACCTCTGCACTGTCTCAAATATATGAAAATCGGCTATTTTTTTGACGTCGTGAAACAGCTAGAGCGGTGAAGGCAGGTCCGTAATCGACTCCATCTCTGTCCATTTCCAACCTTACATGGTGTCGAGCCTATCAATCCGCTGATTTTTTCTCGTGTTTTTTCATGTTTCGGCTTGCATTACTTATATATATTTGATACACTAGTTTATGTCAACAAAGGAAAGGAGGTGAACATGAAATGGACGGACATCGTAAACGCCATCAGCTCGGTGACAAGCAACATCATCGCACTGGCGGCGCTGGTCATCTCGCTCAGAAAGCCGCCTAGGCACGGCAGATGACAAGAGGGTTCCGAGCACTCCTACTGCCCGGAACCCTCCGGTTCCATCCTATTTCATGACCCATCATGAAGACAAGCACACTGTTCGCCGTATGCGGCATCGTATGCGGCCTGACATCGCTCTCGCTCGGCTGCGCCGGGAAAGCATGGCAGGCCGGACTGTTCGGACTCGCGGCGGGAATCTGGAGCATCGCCACGCTCATCAGGGACAGGAGGGACGATGACGACTGAATACCTCGGCATCAAACAGGTCTCCGAACGCCTCGGCGTCGCCAACGCCGCCTCCTACGACCTGCCCGAGCCGGACGTAACCATCGGCCGCACGCGCGGCTGGCTCCCCGAGACCATCGACCAATGGAACGCGCAGCGCCCCGGTCGTGGCGTCGGCGGCGGCAGGCCACGCAAGCACAAGACCGAATAAACACGAAAACGCCCCTCCCCCAGCGTGATGCCGGGAGAGGGGCGATGCTTGATTTTCGGGCGCGAGTTTGATTTCCGCGCCCGAAAGTTAATCACTGTCCGTCGGTCACGGTGATCTTGAGTTTATCGAGCTTGGCCTTCACGGCGTTCTCGACGGCGGTGGAGATCTGGTCGGGGTCGGCGCCCTTGCTTTCGGCGAGGGTCTTGACCGCCGCGGTCAGGGCGGTGACCTGCGCCGTCAGTTGCGGGATCATCGTGTCGTGGAGACGGATGACGTCGCTGGTCGCGTCGCTGATCACATCCCTCGCGTACCTGCCGTTCGGCAGCTTGTGCAGCCACGTCCCGCCGGTCAGGCCTTTATCGTGCATGGCGAACACGTCCTGGATCGCCGGCGACAGGCAGTCCCTCACACAGGCTCCGTTCGGGAGCTTGTGCGTCCATATCTTCATGATGTCCTCATCCGTCAATGCCATTGCGGCACCTCCTAATAGTTCGTTTGCTCTTGCGATTATCCGGTCCACCGGCAGCGCGTTGACGCACCTGTCGGGGCACCCGTAGTGGTCCGTGCCCGGCACCTCGCGGTGCAGGACGATGTTGCCGTGCCGGTTGCCGCTGGCGTCGTGCCAGAGGGTCTTCCACCCGTATCGTCGGGCGATGTCGGCGCACAGTCTGGCGCTGGCCTCGACCTCCGCGTCGGTGACGGGGATTCCGGCCATGCCGCCCTCGTGCTCGATGGTCACGCCGCTGCAATCGGATTGCCAGTTGGCGTCGGCCCACGAGCCGTCGTCCTCGTCCACCCACTGGTAGACGCCGCCGTCGCCGCCGACGCCATAGTGCGAGGCGGCCTGGAAGCCGGGATTCATGAAGCACGAGTCCGTGCCCGCCAATCGGCCGACCATGATATGCAGGGTGATGTGGTCCACGAGCAGCCCGTTACGGCCCCGATAGTGGTTCGGACTGCCGCGCCATAGTGCGAAGCCTGCGCCGGTCACTGGTCGTCACCGCCCGGCACAAGATCCACGTCCGTGATGTCGGTGTCGGTGGTCTTCGGCGTGGTCTTGGCCACGGCTGCCGCCGCGCTCAACGCGGCGCTCTTCGCGGCGCTGATGCCGTTGACCACGCCTTCCTTCTTCAGGGCGTCGACGAGCTGCTGGCCAGCGAGCGAGGCGGATGTGATGTTCTGGTTCTTCCACCAGCCGTAGATCGTGCCCGCGATGCCGATGACGCCGAAAACCGAAGCGCTCACCTGCTCGTCGGTGAATGGCAGCGGGTTGATTCCGGCCAGGCTCAGGCCGGCGTTGACCAAAGCGTAGAGGGTGACCACGATGGTCACGCCGGCCTTGACCCGTTCGCCGGTCAGGCCGGGAAGATTGTTGGTGGCTTGTTTTTCGTTGGCGTGTTCCGCCATGATTTGCCTCCTTTAGACATAAGGAAAGGCCACCTCCGATGAGATGGCCTTGAAAATGATGATTGTCAGCGCATGTGCGCGCCATGGTTGAATACGAGGATGAGCACGCAGAGCAGCAGGATGAAGATGACCGTCATCGCTCCTCTAATGTTTCGGGTGCGATGTCGGCCCGCAATTCGTCGGGCAGATGGGGCTTCGGATGATTCGCCAGGAAACCAGGCTCGATGATCTCGCAGAAGGTCTGGAGCCAGTGGAAAAGCGAGCGGGTGTAGGCCGCTAGTGCGAAATATTTCCGCTGCTGTGATTCCAGATGCTGGATCTGCTCCTCCTGCGATTCCACCTGCTCGCGCAGGGGCTTGATGACGCTGTCGGTCAGAATGTCGCATGCTTGGGCGGCGATCTGCGCCGTATCCTTGCGACGGGACGAGATGGCGCCGATGATGGCGCCAAGCCCGCCGCCGCCGATCAATGCGACGATCACGGCCGTCCAGAATTCCGAGCTGGAGAAGAGGTCTGGCGGGAACATCAGTCTTCGGCCCCATCCGAGCGCCATGTTTTGATCGTGGTGACTTGTGCGAGCTTGGAGGCGGTGATGGTCTCCGCGTCCTTGGTGTCCATGTCCGCGATGGTCGCCTCCTGCGCGTCACGTGACGTGAAGGTGGCGGTGACCCCGCGTGAATAGTCGCACCATGTCTCACCGTCCGCGTCCTTGTGGTCGAATGTCAACCCCAAGCGGAGCAGCTGGTAGACGATGCCGCTCTTGGGTGGGCGCAGGTCGAGGATGCCGTCCTGCACGTCGGCAGCGGCGGCATCAGTAGTGGTGTTTTCGTTGTTGTCAGACATGATGTCCTCCTTATGTTGTGATGGTTTGTGGATTATTGGGCGATGCTCAATTGGTCGAGCGACACCCAGTCCCAGACGCCGTAGATCCTCACCTGCCCGCTGCCGGCCGGAATGTACACGTTGGTCCAGCCGAGCGTGTTGTTCCGGTAGGCGGGCAGCAGGAAGTTCCTGTTCAGGCTCGACGTCCACAGTCTGAGGACGCCGGGATTCTCGAAGAGGCTGTTGTCGCCGTCGATCGTGGTCTTGACACGTCCGCGGAACCGCAGGCAGCCGCCGCGATACCCGTATTGCGCGAGGCCGGCCACACTGCATCCCTTGCCGGGAGCGATGTTCTGCCATCCGGTCTGCCACACTTGTTCCGGCTCGGACGAGGTGGACCCGTCACCGGCCAGCGCCGGCTCCATCCTGATCGCGAAATGGTCATCGCCGAAAGGCCCCATGATGAAACGGTCCAGGAAATCGGCGGAGCTTCGTGCGGTCTTCGACTTGATTATCAGCTTGTCCTGTCCGACCTGCACGACGTCCACCACCTGGTTGGCCGGGTTCCTGTTCTTGACGTGGAAGACGCCGTCGGTGCCGACCAAAGCGGATGGGCCGGTGAACACGCCGTTCGTTTTCTTGCCGACCCGCACGCCGTCCGACGTCATCTGGATGCATGGTTCCAACGCGGCGACCCTGTCCTGCGCGTTCTGCGCCTTGCTTGCCGCCCGGCTGGCGGTGGTGTTGGCGTTGTTGAGCGCGTCGGCCAATACCGGTGTCGTGGTGGTGGTCGTGCCGTTGGTCCACACGCATTTGGATCTGGTCCATAGGTATTTGCCGCTCGACCATGTCATGTTCGGGCTCCACGAGCCGCCCGTCTGGGTGGTCGCGCTGGTGGACAGGTAGTATTCGGGCGTGATGCTCTTAGCACCATTGCCCGTCGCTCCAGTCTGTCCCCGCTTGCCGTCCGCTCCCGTGGCGCCGGTCTTGCCGGTGGCCCCTTGCGGGCCTTGCGGCCCTGTGGCGCCGGTCGCGCCTTTCGGTCCCGTCTGACCGGTCGCACCGGTGATGCATGTTGCCGCGGTCGTTTTGGATGTGCCGTCGCCCAGTGTGGTGACGGTCCGCTGCCACATGTATCTGCCCGACTGCCATGCCGGCGCGGTCGTGCTCCATCCGGACGTGGGCGCGGTCGTGCTGCTCGTGGACAACGCGTATTCGACGCGCACTCCCGTCATGGACGTCTTCGCCACGGCGGAGACCTTCGAATCGGTCTCGGTTTTGCTGTAGAACTTGGCTTCCCACGAATTGTTGTTCTGCGTGATCTTGGAGCCGATCTCCTGTGTGACGCCGGTTTTCGTGGCATACGTGCTGCTCACGCTGCTGGTGATGCTGTCCTTCGCGGCCGTGATGTCCGACTTCGTCGCGAGCCCCGACCCGTCCGCGCCCTTGTAATTCTGCACGACGCCCAAGGCCACCGACTTGCTGGTCTGGTCAACATAACTGCGCGTGCTGAGCGTGTCGTAGGCGAGGTCCTGCGCGGTGCCCGACGTGGGTTCCGCGTCCTGTATCCTCGTGCCACCGCAGTTCGGACCGTCCTGCCACGACTTGTAGTCGCCCTGCAGCGTGTAATGGCCATTCCAATACGCCCACGGCATGTACGCCCAGATGTCGCACGTGGTGGAGCTGAACGCCATCACCTTGACCTTGACATCGTCGGCGTTGCGGATGCGGCTCACGGAGACGCCGAAAGCGCCCGTGGCGGACGTTGACCGCTGCCAGCCGTCCTTGACGAAGATCTCGAACTCCGCGTTCTGGGAAGCCTGGCCGTTGTACCCGTCGCCGGAGTACACGTGGATCAGGACGCTCGAATCGTCCCCATTGCTGGTGAGATAGCCGAGTTTCACCCACTTCGCCTTGCCGGCCGCGCCACCCATCGTGAACGTGCGGGTCGCGCTCTTCCTCAATGCCTCGGTCGCGGTCTGCGTGGTGTAGGTGTTCGCGACTTCGCTTTTGATCGAGGATGCGGTCTGGCTGATGCTGGATTGCATGTCGGAGCGGGTCGGATAATCACCTTTCGGCTGATACGACTGCGCCACAGTGGTCTTGAAACCGCTGAGATTCTGTTCCAATGAGCTGACGCGGCTCACGTCGGCCTTGCCGTCGATCTTCTGCGACAGGGTCGTGTTGATCTTGTCGGCCTTCTGGCTGACCTGGCTGATGGTGGTCGTGTTGCCTTGGGTGGTCTTGGCGACCTCCTGCACCTTGCCTGTGATCTCATTCGCCTTCTGCGTCAAGGCGGAATTCGTGGCGTAAGAGCTCATACCGTCCTTGGACTGGTATTTCTCGCTCACTTCGCCGCGAATCTGATTCGCGGTCTGCGTCAGCTGCGACTGCGTCGCATAGCTGCCCATGCCGGATTTCGGCTGGTACGTGTCCGCCACCGAGGTTTTGAATCCGTTGAGATTCTGCTCGACGGATGCCACGCGCGTGCTGGTGGCCGCGGCCTCGGTGATGTCCCGGAAGCTCACGTCATCCCACAGGATGGTGCCATTGGTCTGATGCATGACTTCGATCCGGACCGAAGTGATCGAACCATCATCAGGACACTTCCAATCTACATGCGTTTCCGCCCATGACGTGGATTTGCCGCATTGAGCATCGGCGATGTATGTTCCGTCTGGTTTTGCCAATCTGAGTTTTTCAACGCCCGGATTGACGTTCGACGGGACCGACCCGTACCAGACGCAGTAGCCCGACAGGCGATACGTGCGTCCCTTGGTGACCGTTATCGCGGTGGCTGTCCCAGCCATGCCTTTCGCATGGGTCAACGGGCATCGGTTGTCTCCGGTGGCCGCCTCGCAGACCAGGACATGCGCGCCGTGGTATAACGACCCGACCGAAAGCCTGAATGGGGCCTTGAGGCCCATCCACCATGCGGTGGATTCGAAACCGCCGTCGGTGATGAGGTTGTCACCTGCAAGCGCCGCGTTGACGAGGTTCGAGGTCTGACTGATGGTGGTCTTGTTGGAGTCGGCCGTCGATTTGGCCTCGTTCGCGGTCTTAACGGTCGCGTCAAGCGTTTTCGCCTGCTCCGTGATCCTGGTGGACAGGCCGTTGGCGGTCTGTTCCACCGTGGTGGCCTTGCTCATCGCTCCGGAAGCGGTCTTCGACACCTCGGCCACCTGGGCGGTGATGCTGCCGGAGGTCTGTTTCAGCGCGCTGGTGGTGGCGTAAGCCGACATGCCGTCCTTGGGCTGGTAGGTCTTGGCGACAGTGGATTCGAAACCGTCGAGGTTCTGTTCGAGCGAGCTCACGCGGCTCACGGCTCCGTCGGCCGTCGATTTGACCTGTGAAATGGTCTGCTTGTTACTGTCAGCGGTCGACTTGGCCTCGTTCGCGGTCTTTGTCGTGGCATCCAGCGTCTTGCCTTGGGCGGTGATCCTGGTGGACAGGCCGTTGGCGGTCTGTTCCACCGTGGTGGCCTTGCTCATCGCTCCGGAAGCGGTCTTCGACACCTCGGCCACCTGCGTCTTGATGGAATCCGCGGTCTGCGTCAATTCCGACTTGGTCGAATAATCGCCAGCGGGCTGGAGGTCTTCCGGTGCGGGACTCCAATCCGTGGCCTTGGATCCCTTCTCGGCCTTGATCCGCCGCCACCTGAACTTTCCGGACGCAAACCAGTCGCATCGGATGCCGAGCTGAAACTTTCGGTTTGCGGTATTCGATTTTTGAGCTTTGTTCGTCCGGGACAGATGATAGACGGCATTCACAGGTGTCTGCCAGGTCAGGAGCGAATTGGCGAACACGTTGAACACGTCACTCCACGATCCATCCACAGTACCCTGTGTAAGGGCTAATGCGGTATGCCCGCCAGTGCTTGCGACATCCGCAAATTCGATGTCGATCTGAGTGGTGTAGTCCGCGCCTTCCGCAAGGCCATCGGGAGTGTCGACGGTGGCAAGGACCTTGCAGAAGTTTGAGGCATTCGGTGTTATCACAATCCAATCGGACCAATTGCCGGAAGTCCCCTTTATCAGATTCGTCCCGCCGACAGACAGCTTGTCGAGATCGTCCTTGGTGGTGTACGTCTGGCTGACGGTCGTTTTGAACCCGTTCAGATTCGCTTCGAGACTGGTGGCCTTGTCCACCGCGCTCTGGGCGGTCTTCGCGGTCGACGAAATACTAGCGCTCAAAGAGTCCGAAGTGGCCTTCAGGCTCGTCCGGGTCGCATACGTGGCGTCGGCCTGCGCCTTGGACTGATAGTTCTTCGACAGGTCCAGACTCACGCCGTCGGCGGTCTGCTGGGCCTTGGAAGCGGCGGTCACGGCACCATCGGCGGTCCGTCTGACCGAGGACAGCGAGGAGGACAATGATTCGCTCGTGGCCTCCAATTCGGCCTTCGTGGAATACTTCAGATCCGCGTCCTTCGCGCTCGTGTAGTCGGACGTGAGCGTGCGTTTCACGCCGTCGGCGGTCTCCTGGGCGCTGTTGGCTTTCTCCACCGCCCCTTCCGCCGTGCTTTTCACGGACGTGATGGACGAGCGCAGGCCGTCGGCGGTCTGCTCGAGCTCGGTCTTCGTGGAATACTTCAGTTCCATGTCCTTCGTGCTCGTGTAGTCCTCGCTCAGCGTGGTTCTGATGCCGTCCGCGGTCTGCTCCACTCGCGACGCCTTGCTCAACGCGTCTGACGCGGTCTTCGCGGTCTGCGAGACGGTGGACGAGATGCCGGTCACGGTCTGTTTCAATTCGGTCATGCTTTTGACCGTCGTGTCGCCACGGGTGATCTCGCCGGTCAGCCGCTGGTCGAATTCCTTGAGCTGCGTCTGCTGTCCATCGACGGTGCCTTTGATGTCCGTGATCCGACCGGCCAGTTGATCGCCTTTGCCGGACAGGCCTGACACGCGCGCGTCCAGATCGCCCACGCTCTTGTCGAGCTCGGCCTTGCCGGCATCCACCCTCTGCGAGAGCTTGTCACCGTCGGCCTTGATCTGATCCGTCTTCGCGTCCACCTTGGCGATGCCCTCCTTGAGCGCCGTCGTCTGCGATTCCAGATCGGACTGCGCCTTGTCGGCCTTCGCATCCACGGCCGCAATCGCCGTGTCGGTGGCCTTCTTGTTCGCGTCCACCTCGGCCTGCAGATCAGAGCGCGCCTTGTCGGCTTTGGCGGCGGCATCCTGCGCCTGCCTGCGCGCGTCGTCGATGCCCGCCTGGGCGTCCTGACGGATCTGCTCGCCCTGTCTGATAGCATCATCCGCCTTCGCGGCGGCGTCATCGGCGGCTTTCTGCGCGTCCCGCGCGGCCTTGTCGATTCCGCTCGTGTCCACGAGCGGCGACTGGTTGCCGTCCTCGTCGACCCTGTTGATGCCGTCGGCCGCGCCGGCACCGGCGAGGACGCCCTTGCCGTCGCCAGTGTCGATCCACACATCGCCGCTCCTGCGGGTGAGCAGGCCGTTCGCGATCTCCAAAGCGTTTAAGCTCGTGCCGAGCAGCAGGTCGATGTCGCTTGGATTGATCTCGCCATGCGATGCCATGAGTCATAACCTCCAAAATAGAGAGGACCCATGCGTCAGGTGCAGGGGTCCTCGCAGATATCAAACAAGAGTGTGACCTTGCCCGTCTGGTCGCCGCTCATCTTCATGAGCCGCTGACGGTACAATCCGTCCGGAAGGTCGGGATAGCCAGTGATGGAAATTTCAAAGATTTCGCCGGGCCAGAAGGTGCCGAGCGCATGCAACGGCATGCCGGAAGCGTCCACGTCGTTCGCGTTGATGGTGCCGCTCAATTGCATGAGGGGCTTGGAATTGGCCGCGAGCTTGGCCTGCGCGTGCGATTTCAAGACGTCCCAATTCTTCGCGTCCGAATCCGAATAGGTCCCCTCGCGCAATGGCCATGGGTCGCTGCGGCGGCATAGGGTCAGGTCCTCGGCCAGACAGCACAGGGTCGCCTTGTCACTGCCCGCGCCCGTGGCGTAAAAACGCTGCGTGGGCGCCATGCGGTCCACCTTGAGATCCTCGATGCTGCCGCCGAGCGGATGGTAGTGCAATGAGTGCACGGTCTTCTGGCCGAGATAGACGTCACCATCCGACCCCGCTTCGAAGCGATACCTCACATGCTGCGAATCCGAAAGATAGGGTCGGAATTGCATGTCCGGCCCGCTGATCACGTTCGCGAGCTTCGACAGGATCTGCTTGCACGACTGATTCTGCACATCCCAATCCTGATAGTCCATGCGCTGATGATTGCCACGCTCATTGAGCCATGGGAGGTCGATCGGCAGCATGCCGCCCGGCTTGACGCTCGTGCACTGGCGGATCACCTCGCACGCGATCGCACGCAAAGACAATCCCTGCCAAGAAAAGCCGTCGGGCGCGGTATGCGCGGAATTGGTGCCGAAGCCGCCCTCATGCGCGAGGATCCTGTCGCCAAGCACCGTCATGAGACTGTCAAGCGGGATGCTCACGTCATTCGGCGTGCTTGATCGAACGCCGAAGACACCGCCCAGGATCGGCGTGCCGAGCGATGAGTCATCGTCCAGATCACTGCGCCAGAAGAGCACGAGCCCGCGCTTGCCGCACATCAATGCGTCCGCGCGGGCGGTCGGCGTGGAGCCGGGAATCTGCTTCCACGGCAATTGCAGGCCGGACACCTCGTCCTCGCACACATCCTTGCTCTTCGTCGTGCTGAAGCTCGAATCGGATACCGTCATCGACCATGTGAAGCTGGGAATATCGATCTGCTGTGCGAGCAATCCCGTCATCGTATCGCACAGGCACGCGCGCCACGTCACCGGGCCACCCCCTCGTCCTTGACCACGAGCACGCGGCCAACATAATTGTCGCCATTGTCCTTCGCGCCGTAATGCGTCACATATCCGCCGCCCTGCTCGTTGAACATTGCGACTCCGATGGTATGCGAGCCTTTCGCGAGCTGGAGAGAGCATGTGCATTCATGCGTCTTCCAAGAATCCGTGTATTCGATTTTCCTCGTGGTGTACAGTCTCCCGTCGACGATGAAACGCACCGTGGCGACACCCTTGGAGCCATCCTTGTTAGGCGTGCTAACGCACGCATACACCGTCAGCAAAAGGTTGCGATCGGTCGGCATTTTGAAAGTGCCGATGAGGAATGGTGCGGTATACGCGGGATTGGATGATGGCTGAAGATCCTTGTTCTCGGCGATTCGCGCGAGCACGCCAAGACTCGCGCCATACGGTATGGCGTAATCCTGCGTATCCACCGGCGTGGCCGATTGAGTGGACGAGGCCCCGGCAGGCATCCTCATGCTCATCAGCCGCGTGCAGCCGGCCGGAACGGACGGGGCTGCCGGATTCGCGGACGGCGTGCCCTGCGTGACGCCCACGGCCACCTGATTGTCCTTGTCACCCTGCGAGATGTCGTTCGCCTTGAGCCATATGACGTCTATGCGAGGATTCGACGGATCGCCGGCCGAGACGGCGACGGTCTGTCCGCCGCTCCAATACGCTTCCGTGTACCCGTCCGCATCGCCGCGCGAGCAGACGGCCACGCCAGCGGCCACGTTGTAGCGCAGGTCGGAGCGGCCCGTCACGTCCAGGCCGCATACGATGCCGGTGTTCTCCCAGTGCGCCTTGATGATCCGACGGTGGGTCGGCGGGTCCACTCCCCTGCCGGTCGGATCGGGGGCCACTCCCAAAGCGGTAGTCATAATCTCTCCTTAAATCACATGTAGGTGTCATGGCATTCGATGCTCACATACCCATTGCCGATGGATTGCAGGTTCACCGCCAGCGAGCCGCCCGGCTGGACGTTCGGAAAACCACGCTGGCGAAGATTCCTGCTCACATCCAAGCCGCCGATGCTCGCCGTGCGCGAGCGGGAATCCAAGACAAGCGGAACGTTGCCGACCGACTCCGCATAATCCAGACTCATGCCAAGGCCGGGGAAAGTAAGCTGCACGCCGCTGGACCACGGGCCCTGCACGGTGAAAACGGGATACGCGCGGGAGCTGCCATTGTTTGTGAGCGTGCACACGTTACGCGCATCCACGGCCGCTTTTCCATAGGACAGCGGATAGGCCAAGCCCTTGCCGGAATCGCCGTAGGAAAGGCCAACGTGGTCCGATTCAATCGACGGCAACAGCTGATAGCGCTGAGGAGTCGATGACAAGCGTTCCGGACGCTCGAAAACCAGAGTGATGGTCGAATCGGCGATACTGCCCGGACGATAATCCGACGCCTGCGTCACCGAGACGTATCCCTGCTCGCAGTAGGTGTCCCCGCCTCCATCGACCACACGCATGCGCACATGACGATGCGCGAGCTGACGGACACGATTAGTCAAAGCCAGCAAGGACTGCCTGTCGGAAGCGTTGGCATTCCAGTGCAGGGTGACGGTGCGGCTGGCGTAGGAGATGTCCTCCTCCGCTATATCGTGACCGCCGTCACCCTGCCCGCGGGAGGTCACGATGACCTTCGGTGTCGGTGTCGACCACCAGCCCTCGATGCTGCCCTTTGCGATGCACAGGCAGTCGAGATCACCCTCGCCCTCGAAGCGCACGACATCATCAGCCGTGCTCAATTCGACGAAGAAAGTGTCCATCAGTGACCTCCCAATTGATGACGAGCGGTACTCAGAAGGATGCTCGCATCGCTCCACGGGTCCGAGCGCTCAGGAATGCTCACATTGAGATTCACGGTCCGATCGCCCTTGTCCGCATTACCGGCACCGAAGATCTTGACGATCTGGTCACGAGTCAAGACAAGTTCCGGCTGCTTGGTCTCATTGGCCACGAGATGCCGTCCGGGAGGCAGGATGCCACCGCGATCGTACAAGGTCGGCCTATCGTCTCCGACGATGCCGCCGAGCGCGTAGCCGCCCGCACGATTCAAGGCGGAAAGACTGCCGTAACGGTGCAGCGCGTAATTGACACCGGCATAGATGTTGGCGAGCGGGTCGGTGATGCCACGCGAGCGGTACGGCCCCGCATAGGCATTGAATGTGCCAGGAATGGTCTGCATCAGGCCCTGCGACGGCATACCCGCTTTGGCGTTGGAATCCCAGTTGTTGATGGCGTTAGGATTGCCGCCGGACTCCTGATTCATTCGGCGTAGCACGGTGTCGGCCCAGCTTGCTGGCTGGCCCAATTCCTTGAGCACCTGCAGGACTAGGCTCCTCCAGCGTTCCACGCCGCCACCGACCGAACCATGATATTGGCCCGCCTCGGATTTGCTGGTCCACTTGGATGCCAGGTCGGACGCCATCGACTTGACCTTGTCGACAAGAGCCGTAGCGGCACTCACCGGCAGTCTGCCGACCATCTGGCCGAACTGGCCGCCGCTGATTCCCGCCACCTGCGATTTCACAGGCGTGAGAATCTTCGACGTGACCCAATCCACAGGATTCTTCACAAAGACCTGAGCTGTCTGGGACAAATCCTCGATGAATTTCTTCGCTCCGGACACCGCCTTGCCAATCTTGGAGGCAATGCCACCTTTGGCGAAGCGTTGGACGCCATCAAGACCCATATCCTCACGGACGGCCTGCACGCCATGGTGGCGAGCCAAAGCGTTCCAGCGGTAGACGTTCTCCGCGCCTACCGCCTTGGTCCATTCCGGCACCATCCACGCCTCGCCCGGCGAGGTCATCGCTGGAATCGAATCGACGCCCGGCGCGTAACCGGGGTTGATGCCGCCGACGGCGCCGCCATTCGCGAATTTCACCGTTGGCAGGGAGAGTTTCAGGCCGACGGCGCCGGCCACCGAATCCCATACCTTCTTGATGCCGTTCGTGTACACCGTGTTGACGACGAAGGCCACCGGAGCCCTTGCGGCCTCCTTGACCTGATCCCAGCTTCGTTTAATCCAATCCTTGGTGGACTGGAAGGTCTGGCCGATGGCATTGACGGCATTGGAGATAGGAATCTTCACGTTGTTGTCGAACCACGTGCCGACCGAGCTGAAGACGCCGGTTATCCGGTCTTTGGCCGTCTGGAAAATCGACTGGAAAGTGCCCGGAATCCCCTGGAAGAAGCCGGTGATGGAACCGGGAATGCCGGCAAACCAGTCACATACCACCTGCCACTTGGATTGCACCCATTGGCCAGCGGAGTCAAAGAAACCGCCGACAGCGGCCGGAATACCCGAGAAGAAACCTCCGATTGAGGATCCAACACCTGAGAACCAGTCGCAGATGCCCTGCCATTTGGCCTCAACCCACTGGCCCGCCGAATCAAACCATCCACCAATCGCCGATGGAATACCGGAGAAGAAGTCGCCGATCTTCTGACCTGTGGTCCCGAACCAGTCCTTGACACCGTTCCAACGGTCCTCGACCCACTGGGCCGCGCCGTCGAACTTCGATTGAATCTTGACCATCAGGTCGCACCAATTGGTATTGATCCAATCGCCGGCATCGCCCCATGCCTTCTTGATGCCGGCCAGAGTGTCCTGCTGGGCTTTGACCTGCGCTGCCGTATTGTCAGCCTGTGCCTGCCCTGCCTCGGAGAACGCGCCTTTGATGCCGTTCCAAGCCTTGACTCCGGCATCGCGTTGGCCGGAGCTCATCGAAGCTTGCGCGGAACCGGTATTACCTGCGAACCCCTGCTCGTCGGCTTTCTTTCGAAGGCTTCCGAGTTTGTTCATTCCGGTTTTCGCGGCACCCACGGCCATCGATGGCCAGTTCAGCGGATTCAAGTTGTGTTCCCATGTGGAGTTCTTGATTCCGAGGAACTTGTTGTTTTCCTGTGCGGCCTTGTACCGTTTCTGGTAGTCGGCGTATGACTTGTCGCCCTCGCTGAAACCGGGAATTTTGTTCAGTTGACTCCATGCCCACTTAGGAGTGCCTTTTTCGACGTTCTTCGCAGCTGAAAGCATTGCGGTTCCACCGGCTGCGATTCCAACCTTGCCGACGGTAAGCTTTGACAGCCATTTCGGAGCCTTCAGCCCGCCGAGGAACTTGCCGAACGATTTCAGCGCGTTGCCAGCGGTCTTGATGCCTTTTCCGGCGATGCCGAAGCCTTTGCCGATATCCTTGGCGACACCGAAGATGTTCTTCAGTATCTTGAATCCTTTACTACCTAACCACAGGTAGATGGCCGTATCGAAGATGGTGCCCTGCTGGTCAGCGGACAGACCGTTCCACGCCTTCTCGATTGATGCGAGCAGGTCGAGCAGTGGCTTCAGACCAGCAAGCGCCACATTGGCGGCTTTCAAGGCCTTGTTCAAGTTCGACTTGTCGCCATCCGCCGGGGTGTTGAAAAATTCACCCAATCCGGGAAGGTTCTTCAGCACCTCGCTGGCGGAGTCGCGGATGCCGAGGAGGCTGTCTTTGAAGTCGATGAGTGTCTGGCGGTCTGCGTTCTCGAAGGCACGGTTGAACTCGTACGAGAATTCACCGGTCTTGATGAAATCGGTGAGACCTTTATACCCCCACCGAATCCGCTGGTAAGCGTCTTCGATGCCCGCATACGACTTCTTGTCGATGTGGAAAGATTCAGCCAATTTTTCGTTGACTTTGCCGGTCTCGACGAATTCCAATGATCCGGAGACCGCCTTGGCCACAGCCGAGCCGACATCTCCGAATTTCGCCGTAAAGCTGTTAATGACGCCGCTGATGCGGTCGACACCGAACGCCTCGATAATCTTCTCGATGGCCTTCTGGACGCGGTTTTTCGCGTTCTCCATCGCAGTGCCGATGCCCTGTGTGGCGTCTTTTGCCTGCGTCGTAAATGATGCGTACGGCCCGTAGCCGTCCTTATTGAGCTTGACGAGCGCCTTATTGAAGTCCTCGAAGGTGACCTTGCCACCCTTCATCGCCTCATATAGGTCGTTCTGCTTCGCGTTTGCGCCAAGGATGCTCTTGGCCAATTGGTTCATCTGGCCAGGCATTGCATTGACGACACTTCGCCATGCGGCGGCATCGACCTTGTTCGCGCTCAACATCTGGTTGTACTGTTCGATGGCGTTGGCCTGCAGCACTGTGTCTTTGCCGCCGGCCAGGACGGCATTGTTGAACGCCAATGCGATGCTGGTGGCCTCGTCCAGATTCTTGGTCAACGGAGCGAGCTGCTGGACCATGCCGATCATGCTTGATGTGGTGGTCGGCAGGCCGTCGATGCTGGCGCTGATGCGTTTGATGGCTGCGGCAGCGTCATTCGAGTCGTACCCCAAATTCTTCATGACTTTGGGGAAGTTGTTCATCGTGTCGGCGCGTTTAATGGCGCCTTCCACGTTGCTGGTGATGATGTTTGAGACTTTGCTGAATGCTGACTGCGCGAACCCGCTGATGGCTCCGAACTTCGCGGCTCCCCACGCGGTGAAGAAGCGTTCGGAATCTCCGACTCCCCTTGCGGCAGTGGTAGTGACGCTTGATTGCATGCTACGGAAGGAATTGATGGCATTGCGCGCCGATGCCGCGGCGGACGCGAAAAATCCCGACTGCTTGGAAGTGCTCGCGTTCAGATTCGTCTGAGCGTCGTGGAGCTGCGTCTGAGTCTCTTTCAGGCCTTCGCTGGCGGTTTTGAGTTGTTCCTCAGCCGATGTGACGGCTTCGGTCTTCTGCCTCGCCTTGCTCCTTGCGTCGTTGAGTCGTGCTTGGGCGTTGATGGCCTGTGAGGAGGATTGTCCGCTTTTGACGATGGTTTCCTGCAGTTTGACTTCGGCGGCCTGTACGCGCAGGTCGGCGCTTTTCTGCTCGTCGCGCGCTTTTGCGATCTGCGACGTGCACTGGCTGACCGCCTGCGCGGCCTTCTTCTCAGCCTGCTGCAGGCTCTTGACCTGCTTTGACAGCACGTCACGGCCAGCGGCCTGATTCATGGCGTCGGAGAATTTCTTGCCGGCATTCCGTCCTGCGGAGGTGGCCGCGGCCGTCACACCGCTGTTGAGCTTCGTGCCGAAAGCGCTCAGATTCGGGAGCACATCGATCCATGCGGCTGTGCCGGCCATGAGACCACCTCACTGTTCAGTTTTTCGATTGATCGCCCGTGACAAGCGCCATGAGCTCACTCCGCTCCTGCGCGTGTAAGGCCTTGCTGTCGACAGACGACTGTTCGCGTTTGGACTCAGCCACCACGACAGCCGGAGGCTTGGTGCGAGGCCTGATGTCATCCTCTTCAAGGGGATGCTCCACAAATGGAGCGCACTGGGTGATGGTTAGCTGGATGTCACGGAGCATGTCGCCCAAATCGTGCAACAGCCATTCCGACTCACTCCAGCCATCACCAGCCAAAGCACGAAAGAAGACGTTGTCCGGCGGCATGTGGATTATCAGCGCATGCAATGCGCGGAGACTGATCTTGCGTTGCCAGAACTCTTGGATGGGGTCACGCGGCGCGTAGACCGCGCATAACGCGGCCTCCAATTCCTCCGCGTGACCATCGCCGTCAAGGAGCTCTAAAGCGTTGTAGGGTTTCCCTCGCTGTCCGTCTCATGCACTTCATCGGCCGCGTCGTCGAGCAGGAGGAAAAGCAGGCTGATCTGTCCGCCGGCCTCGATGAAATCCTCCCACTGGGCGCCGAGCAGCGCTTTCGCCAAGTCGAACTGGTCGTCGGACTCCTGCGCCTTCGCGAATGCCTTCTTCTCCTCATTCGACTGGAAAATTGGAGCGTGGATGCGGAATTCCTTCGCATCCGGCTCGTCGTCGATGGTGAACTCGATCCACTCCCGAATCTTCGGGTGGGATTCAAGATACTTCGCCTTCACGGCCTTGAGGCTGCGGACCTTACGCTTCTTGTTGTCGGTCATTGTTCAATCCTTTCAAAAAAATCAGTGTTCCTTTCGGCGAGAGAAGAAGGGAAAATCCCGCACCGGTGAAAGGAATCAAAAGCCCGGTGCGGGAAGAATCAATGTCAGTCGGCGACCGGCTGTGACTCGGAGGACGCTGCCTGATCGGACACCGGCTGCGACTGGGAGACATCAGCATGAGGCGCGGCACCGGCCTTGGCGATCTTCTCGCCCTCGTAGAACACCTTGCCGGTCTTCGGATCCTGGAAGAAGGTGAAGGTCTGGTCCTCACCCTCGGCGTCGGAGCGGTTCTTGGTGTTGTCGCCCTGATTGGTGACCTTGACGCGATACCCGGCCTCGATGCGGTAATGTGCCGCGTCGCCCACACCGTCCTGACCGATCCAGATCAGGCGGTAGTACGGGAATTCCGTGGTTTTTCCATCGGTGAATTCGAAGCCCTCATCCTTGTTTGCCGGCCACTGGGAGACGGGCAGGCCGTGGGCCAAGGCCTTGACCCATGCGTTCATTTCCAGGAAGGTGAGCTGCAGGGTGCGGGTACGTCCGGTGATGTCGGAACGCACCGGCTCCAGATCCTGCACCGCACTGGTGTCGGCGGACTCGATGCCGCGACTCATCTTCGCGCCATCAGTGCTGATGTAGCCCATCACCTTGAAACCCTCGGGCAGCTGATTCGGTTTGTTGGTTGCGGTGTCGAAGAAAGGATCCGGCATCGCGGTCGAATAGTCGGCGATAGCGAGCAGCTGAGTGCCCCACTTTCGCACGTTTCCGTTATTGTCATTGAGAATGCTTGGCACATCGGTGATGGCAGCCATCATTTCCTCCTTAATTGAAAAATCATTGTGGTCTGGTGTTGAGCGTGATCGTCGCCGTGCAACGGCGCACGTCAGGCATTGAATGACTCACTTCGGAAAATGAGGTGAGCGTTGAGGAGTCGACGTAGCCATATCGGTTTCCATCGCCCTGCAGCTGAGAGAGAGCGGTTTCGACCTTTCTTATGGTCGCGTCTATGGAAGTCCAATCAGCGGCGAAGATGTCGATGTCGACGGCTCTGCCGCGCGTGAATCCATCGGCGGTCGTGCCACCCGGCGCCGGAGAGACGATGACGGCCGGAAGGTTTGCACGCAGATTCTCCGGCACTTCCGCCGAAGCCTTGATCCCCGCCTTGTCTTGCAGCCATTGGATGATGATCGGCATCGGTTGCGGCCATGAGCCGCGAAGCGGAATCGCCATAATCAGCCACCCGCCTCGGCTATGGCGCGGCGAAGGTATCCCTTCTTCGGATAGATCCGTCCGTCGCCGTATTCCTTGGCGTCCGCATGCTCGTCACCGATGATGACTCGGGCATATGGTCTGCGCAGATGCGTCGGCGATTTCGTTCCAGGACGTCGTCCCTGCATGACGCGCACTGATTCGGCATAATGACGGTCGCCTTCCTTGAGGACGATGCGCTTCACGATCGGAGCGATGCGTCTGGCCTTCGCGTTCAGAGCGGATTGGACTGTTGGGTTGGACAGGACATTGCGTTCCATCCATTCCTTGTCGACCTTGAATCCCTTCATGGTCACCTCCCGTCATCGCGGCAGACGTTGACCTGCATGTTCCAGGAAGTTGGTGTCAATCCGCCATCGAGCGCGACAGGATCGCCAATCACTCGATATTCGATTCCCCTGACGATCACCTTGCAATCCCGGAGCGTTCCTTGATAGGAGCGTGGGAAGTAGAGCGACATGGAGACGAGCAATCCTTCCGGATTGACGCTTGTGGCGACATTGTCCTGTGTCAGCGAGCCGACCAGCACGTTGCCTACCGATTCCTCGGACCATTTGCGGATTGGAGTGTTGTAGGCATCCATTCCGGCGATGCTTGGACGGAGCACCTTGACGGTTTCACCGTGGATCATGGTGCCACCACCTTTCCGGTGCTCATGTCGAGGGCTCCCGCGAGGAGGCGTCGCCTTCCGCCAAGCTCCTTCTCCTCGCTCGGCCACAATCGGAGGTCGCCGGTGGGGTTCTGGAAGCTGTAGGTGGCTTGGAATGGTCCGGCGGTCTCGCTCATGCTGCTGGCTCCTGATGGTGCGCCATTGGAATCGGCTTCCATTGCGCGCCTAACGGCAGCGCAGCAAATGCGCTCACGGGTGAGGTTGCTGACCTTGTCCCATCTGCGATAGGAGCGGATCAGGTCGGACGCATACGCGATGAGTTTCTTCGCGCGCGTCTTCTCCTCGTCCGTGAGCGCATGCCATGAGGCTTCAAGATCGTCGACACTCGCGAAATCATCTGTGTCGGCCATCATCTGGCCTCTCAGTCGGTCACGGTGACCTTGACGGATGCCTTCTTGGAGCCGTCGGAAGTGGTTGCGGTGACGGTGGCGTTGCCAGCCTTCACGCCGGTCACGACACCGACGCTCTTGTCGGCATCAGCCTTGACGGTGGCGATGGAATTGTCGGACGGTTCCACAGTCCACGCGACATCCTTATTGGATGCGCCGTCGGGCACAACGATGGCCTTCACCGTATTGGTGCCATTGGTCTTGACGCCCATGGTCTTCTTATCAAGGCTCACGCCGGCGACCTTCACGGTGTTGGATGCGGAGCCACCGGCGACGGTCAGGAGCGCGTGGGCCTTCTGGTCGCCGTACTGCAAGCCGATCTCGCCGTACAGCTGCACCTTGTCGCTTGCGCCGGTCTTGGCGAGCGGCTCGGCGAAGAAATGACCCTTGCCGGGGATTTCGAGGAAGCGCGGGGCGAGCTGTTCGAGGGACAGGACGAGCAATTGGTCCTTCGGCATGTACGGATCGAGCATGATGTTGAACAGGCCGAAGTCGGTCTCGATGGTCTGCAGGTTCACACCGCCAACGTTGCGAGTCTGCTCCTGATACTTCGCGTCGGTCACGAAGCAGCGGGTCAGCGCGCGCTTGAGCGTGGAGTTGACCACGATGGTACGAGTCTCCGATTCGCGGATGCCGCCGTTATCCCACGCCATCTGCGCGAGGTCGAGCACATCGTCCGTGGTCAGCTGTGCGGCGGTGTGCTCGGTGCTCATCACATTGGTGGTGATGGCCTCGAGGAGGCCGCGGGTGCTGCGCGCGCTCTGATTGTCGGTCGGATTGTTGAAATGGCCGGAGATGAAGGATGCCTCCACGTCTCGCGCGATCTGCTTGAGCTGCTGCTGGATCTGCCAGCTCAGCTCGTCGGCTGGGATTGCGGTGCCTCCGACCTGCACGACAGGCATGTTGTCTGTGTTGCGCTGGCCGGTCGCGCCCTGACGAGTGTATGAGACCTCGACGGCCTCCTGGTGGATCTCGACCACGTTGTTTGCGTGGAAGCGGGTGCGCTCCTCGCCCTTCGGCGCGTCGGCGCCCTCGAGACGCTGACGGTTGGCATCGGGGTCGCGCAGATCGTATCCCTGCCATTCGAAGAGCGTGGACGTGGTGGCGACGCCGCCGGTGAGCCCGCCGATGGCGGAGAGCAGCGGGGTGTCCTCGCGGCTTGCGGCGAAAAGCTCGCCGACGTAATTGGGCAGATTGTAGGTGTTGCCCTGTCCTGTGATTCCAGGCATGATGTCTTCCTTCCAGATTGGTGGTTACTGGCGCTTCGTGCCGAGCATGATGCTTTTGAGCGTCATGGAGGTCTGATAGTCGCCTTTCTTTTCGGCGGCTGCGATCTGCTCCCTGATGCTCATGCTTCCCTGCCCGCCCGGCTGGTTTCCCTCGCCGTCGAGCGGATGCCTGCCATTGCCGGATGCCGGCGGCTTCCCCTGTGTGCTGACGAGCTTGGCGACCTTCTCGGCTGTCTTGTCGATGCTTTCCTCGTCATCGCCGGTCACGAGGTCGGCGAATTCGGCGGGGATGCCGTGCTTGAGGCAGGCGTTGGCGACAAGGCCGGCGTGCTTCTGCTCCGCCAGCTGTGATTCGAGCTTGCGGTTGGCTTCGGTGGCCTTCTGCAGTTCGCTCTTGTTCGCTTCCTCCTGCTCATCGAATTTCACGGCCTTGGCTTTCAAATCGTCGTAATCGGCATACTTGGCCTGTTCGCGGCGCAGACGGTCCTCGACGATGCGGTTGACATCGCTCTGGGAGAAGGTCTTCTCTCCTGCCGGCGGCTCGCCACCCTGCTGCTGTCCGTCACCGCCGGGTTCGGCCGGTGGCGCGACCATCATGATGTGACGAAGACGCATGATGAGGGATTTCGGCATGATGAAACGCTCCTTGTGTTTTCTCCGAATGTTTGAGGCCATCGTGGCCTTTTGACCAGGCATGACGGAGCCAGTGACCGCCCAAAAAATGGGATAGTGGCAGGTGCGGGACTCGAACCCGCGTTGTTTCAATGCCGTGGATTTACAGGCCACTGCCGTCGCCACTGGGCCAACCTGCCAAGAATGTGCTAAAATATATGCAGACCGGGGGTCCTCTGCGGCGTTGAAATAAAACGCAATGAGCGGAGGCGTGCTCCCGGTTGTTTCATTTCAATTTGATTTCCAATAAACCTTCACCGTCGAGAATGAAAAGTCTGCGGATTTTCCACTCACGATCGTTGTACTTCTCTAACTGGTGAACAAGCTTGTCTTTACGTTTCGATTGGCCAAGATCTATCACGAAACAGTCCTTGACGACATCGTGATTCTCTTTAGCGCTTCGAACGGCTTTGGTGATACGATCGGCGATTTTGCCAAAATCAGCTTTTGCCAAGGACTTCAATTCGCAAAGCTCGTTTGTTTCGATCCAACGGAAATCATTTGTCGCTGTCCTTTTTTCTATGTCTCTTGGTATCCATTCGACATGGTTCCCAAGATTCTGGAATCGTTCAAGGAACACGATTTCCTGCGGATATAACATATCGGTGGAGTGCGGAACTCCAACCTTTTCCTGACGCATGTACCATTCGCGATCGGTGACGCCAGCGAGTCCTCGCATTGAAAGCAGTCGTTCCTCGTTCTGCGCATGAGGCTGCTTCCAACCATCAGGGATGGCGGTTCCCGGACGGATTCCATCCGCGTATTTGCCCTTATGCTGTCGCATCGCGCGAAGGATATCGTCCACCGAATTGCTTCCGGCCTCATCCCTCGCTTTGAGATAGTCGTCGTACAATTCGTCGGGACGATAGCCCTCCACACGCGGTTTTTCATCCCATGATGGGACAATCTCGCAGTCGCATGCCGCATGGTACTTGTTGAACAAGCCTCCGGCCTTTTCGGCGCTTGCATAGACGAAGCCGCGTCCGGCGAGCATGGCACAGAACGCGCAGGTATGAAGTCCGGAAGGAACGCGTGCGAACCGGGGCCCATACTTGTCAAGCTTGGCTGCCGACCTGACGGTACTGCGACCGCCGTTACGCACTCCGACCGCGATAAGCCGATTCAGGTACGAGAGATAGGCGTTCGGATCATATCGCTCGTTGCCTTTGAACAGCATGCTTGCCTTCGCCCGAATCATGTCGGTCAAATCGTCATGTATAGGGTCGGCGAGTATCGGCTCGTATTTGTCGTCGAACCATTTCGACCGCATTTGCTTGTACCAGTCGGCTGCTGCGGTCGAACTGATGCTCCCATATTTGTCAATGATGGCGGGAACGAGTTCCAGCAGCATGTCACGCTGCTGTGCCGGTTCCATTCCCTGCAGCTGTTGCCACGCTTGGCCCATCTCCCGTTGTGCGAGGCTCACCGCCGTCTTCTGTGATTTGGTCAGAAGATTGATTTCCTTGCGGCTCGGAGTCCGGTTTGTCATTCCCGCCTCCGTTCATCCCGGCGAGCGCGTTCAATGCGCTTTTCGCTTCGGCTCGGCGCTTTTCCGATAGGAGTCTGGTGATTTGCTCGTCAGTGAAGCCGACTTCCTCCAATGCGACGGTCGTGTCGGCAAGCCAAGGGAAGGCCCCCACGAGTTTGACCATCGCGTCTCCGGCGTCGATGACGCTCGGCAGCGACGGATTGCGCCATCGTGCGGTGATGCCCGCCATCTCGTCGGTCACTTCGGTCGTATGGTCGCGAAGCATGATGATGTCCTGCGCGATACGACGAAGCGAAGCACCATACACGCGGTTCGCTGCCGAGCAGTCGATGACCAGATCCTTCTCCGCAGCATGCATCGCCTCTGCGCTCGATGGATTGTCCTGGATGATGCCGAGCGAGCTGACCGGCACATTCGTCTCCCCGGCGAATCTGCAGGCAAGCTCTCGCATCTGGTCGATATGCGGCTGCACGGACTGCTGGGTGATCTGCTCAAGCTTCGGCACGTCGCCATCATCGTCCTTACCAATCATGTTCAATCGTCCGATGACGAATTCCCAGACTGGAATCGGATTGCCATCATCGTCCTTGAATGAATCGGGGTCGGCGCCGAGTAGGAGCCATTGCGGTGCCGAGTAGAATTCGGCGCTGACCTCGCTGCGCAGGACGGTGCGCACCGCGTCATCGGTGATGCTCATGACCGCGCGGTTGATGATCGACCTGCCGAAAGGCCTGTCGATGGTCGGCCTATAAGACAGCACCTCCACAGGCACACGGCCAAGACCATGCGTCCACACATCGTCCACGTACCATTCACGCCCAAGCTGGCAGGTGATGACTTGGAAAGGCGTCCATAGGCGGAATCGCGTAGGACGCGCGTAATCGTCGATGTCATCGATGGTGAGCGCCGCCTTGAGACTGCGCGTACGGAAATTCCACAGGGCGCTCGACCATTGCGCGCTGTGCGGGATGGTGAGCACTGGCGGTTCGCCCGCCGACTCGTCGCCCTCCGACACGGCCATGAATACGCATGAGTGGATCATGCTGCTGCTGATCGCCATCGGCAGCTCGATGTCCCAGCGGTTAGCGGAGAGAATTGGATTCAGGTCGAAGGAATCGTCGCTGCTGTTCGGACTGACAAAGCCATCGAACATGCAGCGCTCGGCGTGTGCGTTGACTGCTTTCGCTGGCCAGCCGACCACCTCCTCGAGATTCCGCATGCTCGGGGGGATGGAGAAGCCGATGTCGCGGAGCCGATGTTTTCCATCCGCATACCGGGAGCGCAGTGAATTGCGCGCGCGCTTACGGTTCCACACGGTGACGAGATTCGATAAAGTGTCGTGCAACGCCGGGTCAAGCCCTTTGATATCGGTCGGTGGATTGAAGATTATGCCGAGGTCGCTGAAATCGGTGACCGGAGCGAGCAGCGATGTCATGCGAGCCTCCTTAATCGTTGTTTCCTGCCTGGCTTGCGTTTCGTGGTGAATGCCCCGTGCAATGCCAGAGTCGTGGCCTGCAGTGGACTTATTTCCACGTCGGAGCCTTTCTTGTTCCATGCGACCGCTCCGTTGGAGCCGATGTCGCGCAATGTGACGCCCTTCACGGCGGCAGCCAGCTGTGGCTGGTCCTTATCACTCAGATGGGTGAGGGACTTGTCTCGAATCATGTCGAGCACGCGGCCTGTGGCCTGTCCTAATTGGCGTGTGTCGGTGACTGTCACACGCACATGCCGTTTCTGCAGGTCGGGCACGATGCTCATGGCCGGCGATTGCGCGTCGATGACTACGGCCGCGGTCTTGTGCCAGCGTTCCGCCAGCCAGTCGACGGCCCATTGGACTCCGTCGGTTCGAGTGGAACGGTATTCCTGTAGGGAGATGAATGCAGTGCCATCGTCGTGCTTGAACGCGAGTCCGATGGCCAATGCACTTCTATCCGGTGGCATGTCCACGCCGAACGAGAGCAGGCCATCCGTTTGTGGGTCGGCTACCTCGGTAGCGTGCCATGCATCCTCACCAATGACCTCGGTGGCTGTCTGTTCGTCCCAGATGCCGAGCGCTTCACGTCGGAACGAGTCTTCTGCAAGGAGGTTGCGCATGCGCAGGATTGCTTCCTCGCTGGTGCGTTTTGGATATGACGGATTCGCTTTCGCCCACGCGGTCCTGTCATCCATGTCGCAATCGCGGTCTGCACCGAGCTCGACGTAAAGCATGTCATCCGACTTGCCAGACAACGCGGTCGAACGTTTCTCCTCGAAGGCCTCGCATTGATCGCCCGGCTTCGGTGGATTGCCCATGAACACAATCAGCGGATTCGGACTTGTGTTCACGATTGGAATCAGGTTGTCCAACGCCTTGATGGTAAGAATCTGAGCCTCGTCGAACACTTCGATGTCGGCGGAGTGCAGACCTCGGCCGAAACCGTTCTCTCGAGCGCCGAACATGATGCGGCTTCCATTGGTGAAACGGATCTCCTGCTGCCCGTTTGCGCGGCGCACGGACTGCACGTATTTGGAAAGCTTCGGATTGCGGGTCAGGTCGCACATATCGGCGAACGTCTCATCGGAGGTGCGCGTATGGTGCGCGGTCCAGATGACCAGAGTCCCTGCGCGTCCGGCGCACAGGATGAATATCGCGGTTCCGACGGTGAACGTCTTGCCGATCTGTCTGCAGCTGGACAGGACCGCTCCTCCGGATCCGCATGCGTACTTGCCGTCGGAGCGTTTTGCGAACAGAAGGTAGAGAAAGCCTTTCTGCCAGAGGTCGTAATGGATTCCGGCCTTGACCGCCGCGCCGTTGATAAGTTTGAAGTCGCTTGACGTGACGTCTTCCGGCTGCACGAGCCGTTGGGCGATTTCAGACAATCGACGCTCCGACATCCTCCGCCACCTCCGTCACGTCATCGTTCATGTCGAACAGGCTGCCGGATTCCTCGGCCATACGCATCCGTTCGTCGAATTCTGCGAGCTTGCTGCTGATCGACGGCAACGCGTTGGCCGGCGTTGATGGATCATGCAGAGCCTCACGGAGTCTTCCGACGATTTCACGAAGTGTGTCCTCATGGGATCCATCCATCATGCGTTCGAAACTGTGACGGTCGATGTCTGCCGGATGTTCCCGTTCTGCAGTAGCTGGCGTCTTTGCCTTTCGTTTTGTTCTTGGTTTTGCTGGTTTCGGCGATGACTCGCCATCGTTCTTCCTTGCCCGGTACGCTTTCGCCCGGCATGCGCCAGAACAGTATTTAGCTGGTTTCCCGCGTCCTGACGGCCTGAATTCCTTTCCGCAAATGAGGCATTTCACGACGTTTCGCCTCCCGTCACGTTTTACGAACCGTCACGTTTTAAGCTTCCGGGGAGATATCGGCCCTATGCGGCGGGGGACGTGTTTTCCGGACCGGGAGGGGATACCGCCCCTAGATGTCGATTTTCCGAAACGGCACGCCGGTGGGTGGTTTTGATTGCTGCCCCAGCTGACCGGCCATGAGCCGTCGCACTTCACGTTGTGCCCACTCGAGTGTATGCGTGCCTTTGACGGTGTTGCACCATCGATGTGTCGGTTCGGTGTTTGTCCAGGAATATGGATTTCCACCTCTTGCGATTGGGATGATCTCATCCACGACGAAGCTCCAAGGATCTGGATATTTGAGTCGCAGGTCGATTGGCTTTCCGCAGATTCCGCAGGTTCTTCCGCTTTTGACCGCTGCTTTGTGTCTGGAAACGAGCTGATTCCGTCGCGATCCGTTTTGTCTGCGAACGTTTGGCTTATATGATGTCATTCGTCATCGATTCGATATCAGTCTGTGACTTCGATTCCGAGACATTGGAGCGCTGAGAGGAAGTCCTCCTCGTAGATTCGCAGGCCCCACGCTTCCAAGGCATCCCCCCTGCTGATTTGCATGCCCGCCTGTTCTCCTTGGTCGGCAATGCGTGTGAGCTGGTGTGCGATATCTTGGAGTGCTTCTTCCATCGTCGCTCCTTTGCTGAGAGGTTATTGGTGCCTCCGGCGGGATTTGAACCCGCGTCCACACGCGGCCACAAGGAAGAGAATCAATAAAGACTCGCGGCCGGGAAGATCTACCACTGATTCCTACGAAGGCATACCGGCAGGCGGATTTGAGCATCACCACATCACGGAAGCACGGGATTGGCTTGCCTGCCACATTGGGGTATGTCCACTCTGACGGGAGTGGGCGGAGCGTGTCCGATATGCCGTTCGGACAGGACGGGACTGCAACCCAGGGAGTTAGGAGAATCCAAGGTGGATATGAAAAGGGTTCAAACCAAGTCACCTCAGTTTGAACCCTCTAATCCACTGACAATTATGCCTTGCACTTCGAGAAACGTCAAATCGAGTCGCGTCGGGAAAGCTGCCCGTGCACGTCGGCGAGACGGTAGATCGGCTGTCCCTTCCCGTTCTTGCCGGCTGGTTGAATCCTGCCGCGACTGCGCCACGAGTAGATCGTGTTCACGCCGCATTGGAACCCGCATTCGCGCAGGAGTTCGGCGCATTCCCCTGCCGTGAACGCTTTGCCGGATGCGATGCACTCCTTCAGGAAGCCGAGCCGCACGTCCACCACACGGTAAGTGCCGCCGCATACGGGGCAGGTGACCTCGACCGCGTCGATGGGCGCCGACAGTTCGACACCGCACAATGGGTTCGGGCATCTGCCGATGCCGTGCTTGGAAGGCGGCACGTCGATGATGGACAAGGTCTTGCGCGCCAATGATTGCCAGTCGTGCCAGATGATGTCGATGTCCGGAAGCCGGTTCAACCGTGGACATGCGGCGCAGACGCTCAAACATTCCAGCAGGGACGGGTGGATCCGGCCGTTCGCCCATGGCATCGCCGATGGCGCGTACAGTCTGCGCCACAATGCGACCGCCATGTCCCCGACCTCCTGCATGTGGTCGAGCACCGGCAATCGGATTGGCGTCGGCGCGGCTGGAAGGTTGACGCGTCCAGGCTGGCGGCCTCCGTAGTGCGCGGTCGAGTCCAGGAACTCATGCAGCGAATCCAACCATGATGGATATTCCCGCAGCCAGCCGCGCATCAGCCCACCGCATTTCGCGCACATGGTGTCGCCGACAGCGCATCCTCCGCCGCAGACGAGGCACACGCCGGCGAGCGCTGGTGTTGTTTGGCTGGTGTTTGTTGTGGTGTTGGTGGTGGTTGGTTGGGATTCGTTGTTTTGTTCGTTCATTTGTTCGATTCCCTCCGGCGTGATAGTCTGGTTTGTGGTAATGCCAGAGCCCGGCCGGAAGGTCGGGTTCTTTGTTTATTCGGTGGCGGAGTCCTGTTCTTCAAGGTCGACGTGTTCGATCTTGGCTCTATGGCGGAGCAGAACGGCGTATTCGTTCATGACGTCAAGCTGCCTGCTCAACAGGCTGATCGGGCAGGTGGGCTCGAAGTCGAGCGTGCCGTCCGCATACCGCTGCAGCATGTCCCTGAGCCTGCCGGCGCGGACGGTCAACTCCCGGTACTCGACACGCATGCGGTCCTGGTAGCCGGAGGCCTTGGCGCTCGCGGGTTGCGCTTGGTCGGCGGTGGCGAGCACTTCGATGGCTTGGCGCAGGTATCCGTCGTGGATCCAGTCGGCCGCATGCTCCCATTCGTCGTGGATGTGTTTCGGATCGTCCTTGCGGAGTGCAAATTTGAGTCCGAACAGGCGTTCGGCGACGGCTTCGGTGCGCGCGTCGATCGGCGGCAGTGGCGGTTCGAGTGTTTCATCACTCATTTTTCGTGTTTCCTTTCAGTTGGTAGTTCTTTTCGTCAAGGCGTATCTCATTTCCCGGCACATGTCGGCGAGCGCGTATTTGACTGTTATGTGGGTGATGTCCTGTCTTATAAGCGCGTTGTTGTTGAGGTAGCGTAGGGCGGCATCTATTTCGATTTCGGTCGGTGGTTTGAGTCGTCCTGCGATGAAGCCCTGCACGTAGGCGTCGGAGGCGATCTGCGTGATGGTCTTGTCTGTGGAGACCGGGATGGATTCGCCTTGAAGGTATTTGGTTTCGAAGTCAAGCTGGCTTTCGCCGGTCATAACGTCCTCTTGTTTCTTCTTTTGGTTGCGGGTTGGTTTTCCGGATGCGGTGTCCGGGTTTTCATTCGTCAGTCTCCGATTGGGACAGGCGCCACCGCTCGAAAAGACGGGAGGCATTCAGCGAAATGATTTTTACCGGATGGAATTTGAGACGCCACATGCAGTCGGCGCACACCTCTCCCGCCACCTTGGCCTGGTCGGCGTAACACAGGCACACGCTGTAGACGGGACTCGAGCACCACCGGCCGCACAAATCGCATGTGTGTATGTCCATCGTGACCAGCTCGTCACGCTGCGGCAGGAACGGATTCTCCGCATCCCTTTCCTCCACGGCATCGGCGAGCGCCTTTGTGATCTCATCCTTGGCGGTGAGGTAGGCATGATACCGGGTCGATGAAATCTCGTAGAGCGGCCGGTTGCCGTCGCGGGATGCGGCGCGCATTGCCGCGAGTTCCTGGTCGATGAGTTTGCCGAGCGTGCTGATGGCGATGTCTGCGCCCGTGTTGTTCATTGCTGCCTCTTTTCCTTGTCGTGTTCCGCCACCCATCCGAGCAGGGTGTTGATGGTGATTTCGACCGCTTGGCGTTCCTCGTCGTCCTCTGGTGCGATACATACGGCGCCGCATTGCGACCAGATTTTCACTGTGGCTCCTTGTCCGCTCCGCTGACGTGATTCCAGTCGCATGACAGGCCGGCCTGCTTGCCGTTCGTCGAGTAGACGATGCAGTCCACTTGCCTCGTGTCGGTCAGGGTGATGACGCATTCCGTGAATACGTCGGCCCCGGCGGAGCACTGCGAGTCGACGGACCTGACCGCATGCGCTGGCGTGGAAGGCTCCGACGCGCTTCCGCATCCTGCGAGCGCGGTGCAGAGGGTGAGGGTGATGGCGGTGAGTGTGGCGCAGATGGTGTTTCTCATTGTTCGTTCCTTTGATGGTGGCTGGCGTGGTGGTTCCAGAGGCGGATGGCTTTTTTGAGGTTTTTGCCGTCGACGTGGAGGATGCATTTGTGCCGGCAGTTGGGGCAGATGCAGCCGTAGATGGTGTTGACCGGTTTGCGTGTGCGGAGTTTGTAGATGGTGCCGAGGGTCAGGATGAGCGGCTGTGACTTGCGGCATGCCGGGCAGGGTGCGGGTCTGCGCCATTTGCGTGGGTTGGTGGCGATTCTGACGGTGTGCATTTCATTCCTTTCCGTAGATGGCGAGGCTTCGTATGCCGTCGCTCATGTTGTTGGAACATGTGTTCGGATCGTGGTCGATGATGTCGTTTCCGATGCCTTTGAAGCGGAGGCTGGCGGTGCCGTCGGGATGTCGGATGAGTTCGAGCCGGCCGTCGATGATGACGTCCTGGTCTGTTTGGGCGATGCAGCGGCGGCCGATCAGGATGGCCGGGTCGGCCGACCGCCACTTGCGCAGTGGAACGTTGACGCTCACTGCACGCCTTCGTTCTTGCCTTTGGCGTCCTTGGCAACGCGCCTCCATGGCTCCTTGTCCTCCGTGGCCATCTCGTTCCATGGGCGTGGATGGCGGTGGCCGTTGCGATGCCAGCGCAGGTAGATGGCCTTGGCCACCTTGTTCTGTGTCTCCAGACTGATCGGGACGTTTCCCTGGTCTGCCATGATGGCTCCTTTCAGTATGTTTCCGGTGGTTCCGGCGCGGTACGGTCCGCAATGATGTAGGCGGCGAGCGCGACGCATAGGGTGAGGATGATGAGTATGGCGTGCAGGGCGAGCCATTGGATGGGGATCCAGTGGTGGAGGCCGATGCCGATGATCGGCCGGATGATGGCGTGTGGCACGAGCAGCAGCGCGGTGAGGGAGAACAGCGTGGCGAACCAGTCGCCGACGCGGTTGGAGATGTGGTTGATGGTCTGTTTCATTCCGAGGTTCCTTTCGTTGTTGGTACGGTTCAGGGCCTGTTGGCCATCCAGCCGATCAGGATGGCGGCGCACAGGAGAATCACTGCCGAGATGCTCATCACCTTGCTGCTTCCGTGGCGACGTATCGGACCGGATGGGCGGCCAGGTGGCGGATGATGTCCGCGTATTGGCGGATGTCGCGGTCGAGGCATGTGCTGGTGCGGTGGGCGCTGGCTGCAGGCGTCTCCTCTTCCGGTTTCACATCCCAGCCGGCGGCTTCGAGACTGTCGCGGAGGGTGGCCATGTCGATGCGGTGGTAGTGCAGCGGGAGGTTCGGGCAGAGTCGGCCGATGAAGTCGAGGTCGAACTGCGGGTTGCTGCCTGCCGGATGGAGGATGAACGATTGCGCGAGGCTGTCGACGTATTCCTCGAGCGCGTTCGCCGTCGCCGCTTCCGTATATCCGGCGTCGAGTGCGCCTTCGAGCAGTCCGTTGGCGCAGTGCATGCGCCACGCCTCGAGGTTCCCGTCCGTAATGGATGCCTTGCGGCCTTTCAGTCCGATGACGCGGTGGAAACCGCCGACGCACAGCACGCCTTTCATGTCGGTGCAACGCATTTCCACCTCGAGGATCCTGTCATGGTCCGGGTCGAGACCCGTGGTCTCCACGTCCATCCACAGCAGCATGTCCTCTTTGGCTTTTTCCTCGCTCATCATTGGTTTCCTTTCGTTCGGAGGAGAATGATTTCGGTCTGCGTGAGCGGTGTCGCGGTACCATCCATGTTCAGCAGCATCCACCGGCCTTCCCAGTCGAACACCGGCACATCACGCGGATCCGCACCGAACGGAACAATCAATCCCAATCGCTCCGCCTCGGCCACATGCTGGTGGACCCACCCATGGCAGCCGGTCGTGCCCGAACCGCACAGCTCGACGATGTTGGCCGGACTGTGCCTCACATCCGGATCCGCCGCCCGCCGCAACTGACGGTGATGGCCGGAGCGTCCGGGCCAGCATGACGGGTCATGGATGTTCGTCCCGCACCGCAGGCAATGCCAACCCTGCCGCTCCAAAGCGGCACGCTTCGAATCAGCAAACTCACTCACAACGCACCACCTCCTGCATCAGACCGTCGACCAACACCAAACACGAAGTGCAATTGGCCCTCAACCCGGCCGCCGACGCCACGATGCCGTCATCCGCCCTGCCACCGGCGAGCGCTCGCAGTTCGATTGTGCTGGCGGTCTGGGCGGTGTCGGTGAGGAGTTGGGCGAGTTTGTCGAGTTGTTCCCTGGTCATTGGTTGTTCTCCTCGTCTTCTTCGTTTTCGTCGGCTTCGCTGATGGCGGCGATGAGCTGGTCGAGGTGGCTGGTTTCGTCGTCGGCGGGCGTGTAGCCGAGGTCTTGGAGGATTTGGTAGTAGCCGGTGATGCGTCTGCTGGTGTCGTTGACGGTGGTCCAGTCGGTCGGGTTGATGAACCATTCGATGCGTGCGGCGAGGATGGTCACGGCTTCCAGTGGCCAGTCGGCGGTCTGCAGGCTGATGCGCGCGGCCGTGGGGGCGTCCTCGGCTGTGATGCCGCTGATCTTCTCGTATTCCTTGCGGCTGCCGCTGTGTTCGTTCCAGCTGGTGAGGGCGTCGGTGAAGCCGTTTGGGAAGGGGTCGATGATCTGCAGGAGTCCGAGCCGGGCCGTGGTTTCGATGAGCTTGGCGCGTTTGATGCCGTGGAGATGGCCGTGGAGCCATGCCATGCGCTTGTCCGCAGATGCGGCGGCGTATTCCTCGACCGCGTGCCGGCGGGCGTCGCGTTCGGCTTGTTCGGCGGCTCGTCGGGCTTCCTTTTCGGCGTCGGCGGTCTTGTCGCGGCGGGTCCAGAGGTAGACCTGCTGCGAGACCGTGTGGATGGATACGGCTGCGGGGTTCAGGTGGCGGATCTTCTCGATGGCTTCTTCGGGGGTGCCGGTGGACGGGGACATGCAGCCGCGGTAGCGCCATTCCGGGTCGCTGTAGGGCTTTTCGGGGTCGGGGATGAGGTTTATGCCGTCGGCGTTCTTGAGGAGCGCGGCGACCGATTCGATCCATTGCCGGTCGCGGTCGGCGCGTTCGATGTTGCGGAGGATGTAGTCGAAGTTCGAGGTGCCGGCCGCCTGCGCGAGCTTCTTCTGCCTGTCCGGCTGGCCGTCGTATCGTGCTATGGCCACGAGCTGGCCGATGGTGAGCTGGCCGAAATCGTCGCGGGATGCTCTGACCTCGGTCTTGATGCTGGCGGCCTTGGCGCGGTCACGCACGTAGTCGGCGCTTCGTCCGAGCCGGTGGGCGACGTTGGCGGTGGTGGCTCCGAGGTCGAGCATGCCCTGGATGGCGTCGGCTTCCTCCAACGCGGTGAGCTGTTCGCGCTGGCAGTTCTCGGTGACCATGGCTTCGAGCTGCTGCAATGGGTCGAGGTCAAGCACGAAGCATGGGACGGCTCCGGTTCCGGCCTGTTTGCATGCGGCGAGTCTGCGGTGTCCGGCGATGACGCGGTAGCGGCTGCCGTTGGGGACGACGCTGAGGGGCGTGAGGAGGCCGTTGGCTTTGATGCTGGCCGCGAGGTCGGTCACGTCGCCGATGTTTTTGCGTGGATTGTCGGGGTGTGGGTCGATCAGGCTCGTGTTGATGAGCTTGATCTGGTCGCTTTGGTAGTTGCTCATTGCTTCTCCTTGCTGGTTTGTTGTTGGTTGAGTTCGTCTGCGCACGCCTGGCATGCCTTCCACCATTCGCTTGGGTTGCCGTTGCGGAGGCTTCCGGTGTGGTCGTATTCGTCCTCATGCGGATCCATGAGCTGGTGGACGTGTTCGCAGTTCCAGGTGTGCTTGTGGCTTGGTGGCGGCGAGATTGGCTCGGGTGCCCAGGTTTCCCATTGGTCGCGGAGCCATGTGTTGAGCCGTGGGATGTGGCCGTTGCGGATTTGACCGTCGTTGACGGCGTGCTTGTAGCGGCGGAGCGCGGTTTGGAGGCGGGTGAGTTCGACGGGGTTTCCGGCGATGGCCGCGTACAGGGCTCTGGCTTCGGCTTCGGTCTTGCGGCCTTTCGCGCCGACGGATCCGGGATAGGCTTCGGCGAAATGGTCGAAGCCGGATTCCGGCGTATCGGTTTGCCTCGAGGTGCTGGCGGGAGGGGTCGGAGAGGGTATATCGGTATAGGTATCGGTTTTATGCCATGTTTTTGCTTGGCTGTCCTCTAGCAAGTTGCTAGACGTTTCGTTACCTGTCTCGCTACTGTTTTGCTCTCCGTTCGCTTGGCTGTTTGCTAGCAAGTTGTTAGACGGTTGCTTGGCCTTTTGGTTGGCGGCCTTACGCCGTCCGCCCTTGCTTCCGGCTTTGCGCCGGGCCTCGCGCTGTTCCTCGGTGAGCGTCTTGGGTTCCTTGCAGATGCCTTCGGCGTAGACGGGCCTCCAGCCGCCGCCGCGCTCCTCCATGAGACCCATGTCGATGAGCTGCTGGAGTTGTTTCATGGTGCCGCCAGCGTCCTTGAGGTCGATCTTGTCGAAGTGGCCGGGGTAAGCGGTCGGGTCCTTGGCCTGCATCGAGACTCCTTTAGAATGGATGACGCAGAGCTTGACCCACAGTCCCACGGTGGCGAGCGGCAGGCGTTTTATGCGCCTGTCGTCAGCCATCTGGTCGTCGACGATGAACCACATTCTTCTTCTCCTTCCGTGGTTCAGGTTCCTTTGGGGGTTTAGCCGATCTCGCCAGTGTTCGGGTTGATGGATGCCTCCACGTCGCCGTCCTCCGCGTCGAGGCTCCGGCGCAGGTCGTCGATGAGGATCATCTGCCGTGACGAGGCGGGTTTCGCGCACATGCTCTCCATGGCCAGACCGGCGTCCAGGATGCGCTGGGCGAGGTCGGCGCAGTCGTACACGACCTCGGTGATGGCGTGCATGCCGCCCCACTTGTCGATGTGCTCCTTTTTGGTCTTGGTGTCCATGCATGCGCGGCATGCCTTGAGCACGACGGCCGCGGCCTTGGTGACCTGCTGCATCTTGCCGATGAGGTCGATGAGCAGGTCCGGTGTGGCTTCCTGCGGGATGAGCGCCTGCTGTTCTGTGGCTTTCATTGATGCTCCTTGTCCTTAAAAGTCCGGCTCGCCGTCGGCCTTGCCGAATTCTCCGAATGATGACTGGCCGTCTGTCGGCGCGCTCCACGGATCATCCGCAGGCGGAGCCGGTTGCGCGGGCTGTTGTGTCTGCTGCGGCTGTTGGCTCCAGCCGCCGGCGCCGGTGTTGACGGTCGTCGGCTGTGGAGAGGCGGGGTTGCCGTAGACGGGGCCGTCCTGGCGGCTGATGCGGTGGACCTGCGCCGTCGCGTACCGGAGCGATGGGCCGAGCTCGTCGACCTGCAGCTCCACGACGGTGCGGTTCGAGCCGTCCTGCGCCTGATACGAGCGCTGCTGGAGTCTGCCCTGGGCGATGACGCGCATGCCCTTGGCTAAGGAGCGGGCGCAATGCTGCCCGAATTCGTTCCAGGCGGAGCATCGCATGAAGAGTGTCGAACCGTCCTCGTATTGGCCGGTCTGCTTGTTGAAGTTGCGCGGCGTGTTGGCGATGGTGAAGCTGGCGACCTGCGCGCCCTGGCTGGTGGTCCTGATCTCCGGATCCGAGGTGAGGTTGCCGATGATGGTGATGACGGTCTCTCCGATGGCCATGTCAGGCTCCCTTCACGTATCCGGCGGGTTCCGGGCCGAGCTGGCTGGGGTCCTTGGCCTTCCACGCGCATTTCGCGCGGAGGCATCCGGCCTCGCGGTCGATGACGATCTCGCCGAAGCGTGCGGGGGCGACCATGGTGAGGTTCCAGCCCCTGTCGCGGTTGAGCGCGCTGATGGTCTCGTACAGTTCGCCGATCAGCTCGGCGGCCGTCATGCCGGCGCTGGCCGGCGTAAGCGGCCACTCGAACCACTTCTCGCCTTCCGGCCTGATTGGTGTTTTGCTTGGCAACGTTTGCCTCCTTTGGATTGGTTCGTGCCGGGGCGCGGAATCGAACCGCGCATCCAACCGCCGGCGTGACCTGAACACGCCGATCCATGGCGCCCGCCTCCAATCGCGGGCCCCGGCGAGGGCCGGGCGGGAGGAGAAGAGAGAAGATGACCCGTCCGGCCGGTTTTAGCGTCTTTTCCTTGACGGTTGGATGGCTCCCGCATGGACGCGCATGACGAACCACGTCCATGCCGCAATGTGTGCGGAGTCATCCAAGTCCTTCACTTCTGCTCCAGCCATCGCATGACGCGGGGATCCGAGCACAGGCGGCGCATGATGACGGCCGCCGGAATAAGCACTGCGACCGGCGCGGCGATGAGGTGTTCGATGGGATGCGTGCAGGCCGGTGTGCAATACAGCACCCATATGGCGGCGATCCAGATGGCGGCGACGAGCTGGCAGAGGATGACATGTGCGAGCTTGGTCATGATTCCTCCTCGTCCATCTCGCGCAGCAGTCGGCCGATGCTGGCCTGCAGCGATTCAAGCGCCGCACGGCTGACTGTCACGCCGGCGAGGTGATTTTCGTCGGTGATGATGCTGATTCGTGCGGCCTGGACGTCGGCTTCGCAACTGCGGTCGCGAACGACGGCGACCGCGTATGAGCTTTGCGGCTTCTTGGTTTCCTTGCGCATTGTTGTCTGTCCTTAGTGTCGGCGCGTTCCGGCGTTGGCGTCGAATTCCTCGATGCTGGCGACGCTGACCATGAGCTTGCCGTGGTATCCGCTTGGCTGACGCATCTTGATGCGTCCGGCCCTTGCCCACTTACGGAGAGTCTTCTGATCGACGCCGCCGAGCATCGCGCTGGCTTGCTTGAGACTGACCCATCGCGGCGCATATGCCGTTTGTCTGACGGCTTCCTTGGCTATCTCGTGGGCGAGCGCCACTGGGTCGATGAGTGGTTTTTCCATGGTTGCTTCCTGCATGAATCAAGCGACGTCGGCGAGCGCCGGCATTTTGATTTCGAATCGGTCGGCGAGGAAGTCGATTGGCTTGTAGCCTGTGTTGGAGGCGAATGCGTCGATTTCGCTGAGTTTGAGTTCGACGGTGCCATTGATGCGTCGGCTGGCCATGTCGATTGATTGGTGCCAGACTTCAGCCACTTTGGCGACCGGGATATTCTGAGCGGCCATGACCGCACGAATCCTCGCCGATGCCATGTCGTTGATGTTTCCGTATGTCATGTTTCCTCCTTGACAGTCCACATTATGCGCGCAATTGCGCGCACTGTCAAATTAAAACACGCGCATTTCAACTCACCTGCGCGCATGTCCGCGCAATTGCGCGCTATAATGATGGATGTGGGTAGCAAAAAAATAGAAGTAAGCCCATTCGGTCGGCAGGTGAGCAAGGCCATAAGATCCGAAATGGGAATCCACAGAATGTCAGGCAGGGAACTTGCAAAGACAATAGGAAGAGGTGAGACATATGTGAGAGAACGCGTCAGCGACGAAAAGGAATGGGCGCTTAGCGACATCGCAAAAATCTGCGACGCATGGGGCCTGAGTCCTGAAGAGCTCATATCGAAGGCCTCGCAGTAGACAACACACCCCTGCAGCTACTTTGCGGCAGGGGTTCTTCTTTCCTCGACGCTTCAGTGAGTGCGCGCCGAAGGAAGCGTAGACTTTCATGAAAAAGAAGGAGAAGAAGATGAGAATCACTCGAAAAGCAATCGTCGCCACACTCGCCGTCATGCTGCCGGTCGCGTTGACTGTAGGGTGCGGCAATCAAGACACATCCAGCCAATCGGCGAGCGCCAATAGCCAAGCCTCAGACTCGCAGGATTCGCGCAATGCCACTGACAGTGGCGAGGAGACTTCATTGGCGAGCGGGTTGTCCGGTTTCTGCGATGGCGATTCCGACCTGATGCCGGCGGCGAGAGTGGAGACGACCGGCCAGTACCTCGGAATCTCAATCGATGGATTCGACAATGTCAAGGCATTGGACGCGAAGCAATTCTACGCCTACACGCTCATGCTAAAAGATCCCGATGGCACCTGGTACCAAGTGAATCTCACAGATTTCACGGAGTCCGGCGAAACCGAGCGGGAGATAACGAATCTGTCAACGAACGACAGCAACAAGTATCCAGGATGGAATCTCTCCACCGACGATGCCACATTCGAAACCAGCATCCCGGACACGATGATCCATCAAAAGGGCGATAATCCCACCTGGATGCTCGCCCTTACCGTTGATGGCGAGGAGCTGGCGCACTGCCCCGCCGACGGAGATGCCGATTTCGAATAACCGCTAATCCTCCCCCATCGCCTCGAGTAAGGCGCGTGCAGCAACAGGCTGCCGTGCCGGATTATCTCTCGGAGCCAATGGATGGCACGAGTAAAAAGAAGTCCAACTGAACGACACACCCCTGCAGCCACTTTGCGGCAGGGGTGTTGCCTTTCTAAGCTGAAGCTGGTGTAGGAGAAGAGAAAGGTGCACCATGTCATCGAAGAATGGTCTGAAAATCCACCAGCCACACAAGCTGGAAACGAAAATCAAAGCTCTGACGAAGAGCAATGTGAGCTTCAAATCGGCGGCATGCGTATGCGTGGCGCTGGTGTGTCTCTCCGTGCTGGTCACAGCTCCGATAGCGCACACAATCGGCGTCAGGTCGGCGGCCGTGAAACAAGTGGCCAAGAGCATGGCGGCCGACAAAAAAGACTACTCGAAGCTCATTAAGGATTACAACAATCTTGTCGACGAATACAACGGAATCGCCGACGAATACAACGACGCCAAGGACGCGATCGCCGAAGCGGACAACGTGAAGTCCGGCATCAAGGACCTCAACGCACAGCACGACGACCTGCAGAAGAAGGTGGACGCGAAGAAGGCCGAGCTGCAGTCCCTGACCGGCCAAGTGGACCAGGCGAAGAAGAATTCCATTTCCGACGGCGTGTGGCAGGTCGGCAAGGACATCGACGCCGGCACATATCGCGCCACAAGCCAGGTAGGAAGCGACTGCTATTGGGAGATCTCGACCGACAACGGCGACAACATCGTCCAGAACGATTTCCCTGGCGGCGGCTATCCGGAAGTCACGGTAGGCAATGGCCAGCAGCTCAAAATCAGCTCCTGCGGAACCATGACCAAGCAGTAAATGAACCAATACAGTCACAGCCCGGCAGTATGTGCCGGGCTTTTTCTTTGCCGGCTCCGCGCGCCTCTAGCTCTGCCAGACGCGCGCGGAGCCGGGCGATTTCCTTATCCTTGTCGTTCTCGGCCGAGACTGTGACGTCCCGCTGCGGCGTGGTGATGCTGGCGGCCACCTTGTCGGCGAGCGCGCGTTGTCTGTCCTTGCTGAGCCGCTGGTAATGCATGGCCATGTCTGGTGTGGTGTGGCCGTCGACGGCAACGATGTCGCAAAATGTCCCACGGACGGAACGACATCGCTCGAATAGGCTAAGGCCTGACGCCCACAAATGATACAGACCCCGGCCTCCCGCATACCGCGAGCGCCGGGGTTGCTGCTTTTATGTGAGTGCTTTCCATGCAGCGATACCGGCGAATACCAGGACGCCTACGACGCATGCCCATTGGACTATCTGGTCGCACACCCATGAGTACCAGAACATCTTCCTGTGTCGTGATGCGAGGATGTTGGGGCGCTTCTGTTCGGGGAAGTTCCCGTACATCATGTTTGAGATTCTGACGAAGAAATGGAGAAAAGGGTGCCAGCCTGCAGCCTTCAGCAGCATGTTCATGCTGCTCACGCCTCCCGAATTTGATGAGGGAAACTCCATTCCCATGGCGTCCGGCAATTTGCTGATCTGCGATTCATCGGTCTTCGGAGGGGCCATGTCGTCAAACGTCGTAAAGTCATCGTCCAAAGTCGGGATGTCGTCGGCATCGGGCGCGTCGGCCCATCCGAAATAGTCATCCTCCTCCATCACAGGCCAAGGATCTTTCGTCTGTACGCGACGGCATCCACGGATACGCGGAACGTGTTCGCTATGGAGATGTTGCTTTCCCCAGCTTTCGTCATTCTCCTCAGTTCCGATTCAGGCATGAGCAGGGAGCCGGCGAACTCATTCGCGATCACCTCGAAGAGATTGCCGCGTCCTGCATCGCTGCGCTTGTCTTTATACCCCTTGCCGACAGGTATGGCCTTGACATAATCGGCAAGACGTTCGTCTGACGTGGTGTGCGTCATGTAATGTCCGAGCTCATGGGCGGCGCTGAAGCGCATCCTGTTCAATGGCTGATCCTTGTCCAGATACATGGTGACGTTGTTGTCTCCCCCGACGAGCATGCCCCAAGTGTCCGTTCCGAGCTGTGAGGTATACACTTCTATGCCGGCATGCCGCGCAATCTCCACCGGATCCACCGGATATGAGCCAGTTGGCCAATAGTTTTCCAAGGTATCCTTCGCGAGGTCCCGCGCAATCTGCCTGGCTTCGCCATACGTCATTGCCTTCATCGAGTCCCTCCTTCGGCTACACCGTATATTCACAGTTTCATTCGGCTGTTGGACGTTTCACGGAAAATCACGCCGATTATCTCAAAATCATTCCTTCTCATGACATTCCGACCCACCCGTGTCGGCGAGCGCCTTGAGCTGTGCGATCTGTTGTTTGAGTTCGGCGATCTCCTTGTCTTTGTCGTTTTCGGCCGATGCCGGTGCGGTGTCTGTCTGTGTCGGGGTGATGCTGGCGGCCACCTTGTCGGCGAGCGCGCGCTGTCGGTCTTCGCTGAGTCGTTGATAGTGCATGGCCATGATGGCGGTGCTGTGTCCGGCTGCGGCCATGAGTTCGCGGACGGTGGCGCCCTGTTGGGCGAGCATGGTGAGTGCCGTGGAGCGGAGGTCGTGGAATCGGAGGTCTTCGCGTCCGGCTGCGCGTCTCGCCTTGACGTAGGCGTCGCGCATGGCGTCCGTGCTGATCGGCCTGTCATGGTCCAGCGGGCTGGGGAATATCCATGCGTCCGGCTGGTCGGCCACATATTCGGCGAGGTGCGCGCGGATTTCGGGGATGACGGCTTCGGGGATTGGTTCGGTGCGTTTGCTTCTGGCGGTCTTCGGCGGCCCGGCGATGACGCGGGCGCGGGTGAGTCTGGTGCGGCGGATGTGGATGAGACGGTTGTCGAGGTCGATGTCGCCGCGTTGGAGGGCGCAGACCTCGCCGATGCGCAGGCCTCCGCAGGAGATGGCGAGGGTGATGGCGAGCCGGAATTTGCGTGGCATGGCGTCGTGGATCCGCCGGAGCTGCTGTGGTGTGGCGGCGGGTGTCTCCTCCCTGGGCGCGGGCTTGCGCACCGGCATGACGAATGGTGATTTGCCGATGACGGCGAAGCCGTCCTGGTCCGGGGTCGCGGCGGCGTCGAGGATCTGGCGGAGCTTGGACAGCAGCTCCCGACCGACGTATGGGTGGTCCTTCGGCAGTGTGGCCGCATAGCGCTCGATGTCGGCCGAGGTTATCTTGCCGATCGGCATGCCGCCGAATGCATCGATGAGCCGTTTGACCGTGCATCGGATCCCGTAGATGGTGTTGACGTGCAGTCCTTCGCCCTCCCGCGTCTTCAGCCATTTCGCCGTGTATTCGGCGAAGGTGAGCGCGTGGTCCTTGGCCTTGCGCTTGGCGATGCGCTCCGGCTCCCACACGTCGGCCTCGATGCGTCGTCTCGCCTTGGTCAGCCATGCCGCGGCCTCGTCCCTGCCGTCCTGGGTGCAGGGGAAGGTGGCGGTCTGGCGGTTCGGCAGATCCGGCCATTCCGAAAAGGCGGCCACGGGCGTAAGATAGGAGGCCTCTATCCATTTCGGATTGGCCTTGCTTGGCTTGACGACGATCTTGCCGAACTTCCTGACCATGACACATCCCCCGGTTGAGGTGGTGGAGCTTTACCACTCGAATTACCACTCCAATTGTGGCGTATGAATCTATTTTTGGTCAAAAATTCCCGCGTTTCAAAATGGCGTATCGATGATATGTACGCTGGAAACGGCTTGATTCCAACGTTTTTGTGGAGCGCGCGTCGGCGAGCGCTATTTGTTCCAGTTTTCCAGCAGACATACCGGGTGGTCATGATGCGCATGCTGCTTGAGGGGCGGACCTACGACAAACTTCCCGTGAGCCGTTTCCTCTACCCAATCACCACGCGCAAATGGTTGTCGATGGCGAAGGTGATGCTGCTCGAGAACGTGTTCCTGTTCCTGTGGACGTTCACCATCATCGGCGCGTTCATCAAACCGTATTCCTACCGTATGATGCCGTTGTAGATGACTTTGTTTTAGCTTGTCGCTAGAGCGAAGTCATCTGCATGGCCTCGTTGCCAAGGCCAGCTCCAAGCCTCACGCGACTCTCGCCGCCGCTTGGTTCGCGTTTCGCCGGATGCCGCGTTGTCCCGCCTTTGGGGCGGGCATGTCTTACGCTTCCTCCACGCGCGTTTAACGTCTCCGGGGCACTCCCGGCGACTTGGATGTTGATGGCCGCGTTCAGGTCGCGGTCGATGACAAGTCCGCACTCCTCGCAATGGTAGACGCGCTCGGACAGGGGCAGTTTGGCTTTCACCGTCCCGCAGTTCGAGCAGGTCTTCGAGCTTGGATACCAGCGGTCGATGACATGGAGCCTCGTGCCGGTGCGTGCGGTCTTGTATTCCAGTTGGCGGCGGAACTCGTGGAAGTCC